GCCGCCAGCGCCATAATAGGCAAGATAGTCAGCACTAACCTCGCTACCAAAGGTGGCAGTGATGGTTGTGGTTGCTGTGCCGCCTGCCTTGAAGTAGTCGTTTGTGAATCCATCATAGGCGTTTTCAATGGGGAAGCCTGACGCAGCCGAAGGGCTGACGGTTACGGTCGTTGCGTCGCGAAATAGATTCTCATAGGCGATTCTAAGCCTGTCGCCCTGCCCCGCCGTTAATGCTGATAATACAAAAGCCATCTATCCAAAGCCCACGTTGAGCTGAGCGCCTTCGCCCAGTTCCTCATTAATACTAGTAATAAGATCGCGAACATCCTCTTTTGTGAATATGCCTGACCGATTGCGTACGTTGATATTTAGATTGCGCGTGGTCTGTTGTGGCGCAGAACGCGCTTGCTCTATCTGCCCTTGCGTAGTGTTTGGACTAGCGCTGGCTGGCGATGGCGCCGAAAAGCTATTTTGATTTGCGCTGTATTGCTGGCTTTTAAGTTTGTTAATATTGGAAACTGAAGCAGCAGCAGCTAGTGATGCCATGGCAGCGCCAACCGGCGGCCCCCCTATAGAGCTACCAAACGCGTAAGCACCTTGTATCGCCTTAAACATGTCAATAGCCATCATAGCAAGCCCTAAAGCCTTAGCACCTTTTTGGCTTTGCTGAGCGAATTGGCCAAAATTATTCATCATTGCGCCAAAGTTCCGAGCCTGCCCCTTCTCCATGTTTTGAAACATCGAATCAAATATGCTTAACTCCTGATCCGCAAAGTTAAAAATTTGCCCTAATCTTTCTGCGGCAAACTGATTGCGAATACTTGTTATTTCCGCTTCATGTGTGCGTATGCGCTCCAACTCTTCAGAACGGTATTGCTCGACAATAGATTGTTCTTCGGGAGTTGGTATCAAGCCGCTAAACTTTGCCGCAACGCTCTCTGCGTCAGGACTGTCGGGCTTATTCACGGGACTAGGTATCACGCCGCCAAAATTTGCTGCCACGCTCTCTGCGTCAGGCTGCGCGTTATCGTTTGCCGCGCCTGACGCATCATCACCAAAAAGCTCTGGCTTTAGGCTTCTAACAAGTGCTTCCGTCGAACCTTCCGGCGCTAATCCGATCTGCTCATTAAGATATCTTCCCGCTATGGCAACATTATCAAATACACCCGGTAACTTATTGGCCTGCTCTATAATTGAGGTTAGCCCATCAGTTACAGCTGTAAGGACAGGTATAACAGCAACAGATAATTGTGTATTTAGCCCCACGAAAGCCGCTGAAAGTTCATCAATAGCCTCCTGAGCATCTTCAGCTTTAGCAGCTTGCTCCGCTGATAGAGTATTACCAAGCTGATCGCTTTTTCTTGAAAATTCATCTAAAGCACGGCTTCCACCTTCCATAGTCTGAATCAAAGCCACACCTTCGGAATCAAACAACTTCATGGATAGACGGACGCGGTCTGATTGATTAGACACCCCCTCCATAGCATCGGCTATAAGCGCAAACTGCTTTTCAGGTGCAAGCTGGTTTAACCTTTGGGCATCTAATCCCAATTCCCTGATTGCGTCTTTTGCTTCACCGCTTCCTTGTGCAGCCTCCGATATGCGGCGCGTCATGCGCTGCAAGCCCATAGTCAACGTACTAAATTCTACGCCAGTAGATTTTGCAGCGAAACCCAATCGGCTCAACGCCTCGGTCGATATACCCAGCCTGCGCGATAATTTAGCAATATCGTCTGCGCGCGATATACCGTTAAACACCGCCATCGCTGCACTAGCCGCACCTACCGCAGGCGCAAACTTTACAAATGCACCTGCCGCCGCAGTAACACCCTTGCTAACTTTAGTGGAAAAACGCTCGGTCGTATCACTTGCGCGCTTCATTTGGCTATTGTACTGGTCGGCATTTGCCGTGAGCCTAACCTTTAATTCTTTACGTATGGTCATATTAGGTTAGCCCTTTCGATCTGGCCTGTGGCCTGCGCGTGCTTCATCATGCGCTTACACCGATCTTCTAAATCATAGACATCGTTATATGTTCTTTTGTTTTCTTCACGGGGCTTAATAGATTTTAGCTTATGGTTAAGCAAATACATTACATCGCACATATCCATGCCCCAAAACTCGCTATATTGAACACCATAATCAGCCATCAAAAGAGCCATGATCGACTCTAAAGGAAAGCCATCATCTAGCTTTTTTTTTCCTCCTCCGTTGGCTCTGCTTTTTCAAGCGGTTGACCGCCAGTGCAAACATACGTGCCAAAATCAACAAGCAATGCCGCGCACTGAGCATGGCCTCCAGCGTTCCAAAGCATGTCGCCAATATCCTCTTGGCTAAAGCGGGTGTCCTTCGGCCTTGCCGCCTTCCATGCGTGGTAGATTACAGCCTCAGCATCAGAAAAAGATAACCCATCGCGCACGCACTCCATAACAATGTGCTGCACTTTGCGGCCAGTCTTTTCATATGCGCGGATAAAACGAGGATTGGCGGCTAGTGGGAGTGTGACATCCTCACCATCATCGTTTTTCAGCGTAATTTCAAAGTCTGCGCTCATTAAACGACATCCGTCACAGTGATTGCGCCAGAGCTTGCGATGGTCACGCTATACTGTGACGTGCCATCAAATGCCGCTGTTTCCTCGTAGGAAGTGATGCGGAAAGCAGCAACGTAGACCTGTCCGCTAGTAGACGTGCCAGCCGTGGTGATCTGGAAATTAGTAAGCGTACCAGCCCGGCGATTGTCTCGAATTTTCTTAATAAGAGCACTGTCTTCTAGCTCACCAGAAAACGTGACTTCAATGCCACGCTTAAAAACACCCGGCGCATATTCCATATTGCCACTGGATAGCTTATCGGTTACGTCAACGTCTTCATCAATGATAGTGACAGTAGATTCTTTCTGCCCCGGTACGCTTGTGAACGTCTCCGGGCTATCGTCATTTGTAATAGCAACTAGATAGTCGCGCCCTTTTTCGCCTGCCATAATTCACACTCCTAGTCTATGATGGCTTGAAAATTCCTAACCAGATGCCACGTGATGCCATCAGGCTCTTGAATCATAGCACTTTCACCATCCTGCTGCAATAAGACTAAAGTGCCACTATCCAAGGTGATATTACCCTCCCCCCTATGAAGAAGATCATAGACAGCATTACTCATTTGCTGCGCTTCTAATGGGCTTGGCTTGGTGCTGAAACAAGACACCTGTAATGATAAATTGCTATCGGTCTGCGTTTTGCTGTCAAAGCCTACATTCATGCCGGTAACAAACACTCGTATATATGGCGTTACCGTGTCCTGCTGCACATGAGAAAAGATGCGGTATGTCTCCGGGGAGTCACCATTACCAACAAAGCCTTGTATGGTTGAATCAGCCTCAAGCGCATCAATAACCCCTTTAAGAAATGGCAAGCTATAATCAGTCACCGAAACACCCTGTTCACCGTTGCATTGAGCCTGCGCTCGATTGAACGAAGGTTAGCATTAAAGGTCGGCAACAACCATGGGCGAGGCTCCATTTTGCTTGTGCCATATTCCAAAAAGAGCCCATGAGGTGCACCGGCAGAACTTCCAACCTCCGCACCCTTGCCGCGATTCTTTACAATGATATTGCTCACCAGATCGCCCGTATCAGTCTTAGGAAACTCACCTGGGGCAGAAGCCCTGTGCGTGACAGAGCGACGTTTATAGACCCGCCCCGACCGGCTGCCACGCTGGATAGCCTCCTGAGCGTCGCCCTGTATCTTTAATGCCGATAACTGCAAGTCTTTGGTGACGGCACGACCAAGCTCACTGCCTGCACGCTTAAGCTCGACAATCAGCTCTTTATCCCCTTCAATCTCAAAGCGCATTCCTAAGCTCATGACTGCATATCCAGTGCGTTCTCAGACGTGAAAAGCTGTATATAGTACCTGCCATAGGTCTTCATGTCTTTATGAAGATTGCGGCTGTATAATATCTGGTGCGTCCGGCCATCCAGCGTGAGCTTGTAGCTCGCTACCTGTGCCGTATCGGCAAGGCTAGATTGAAAACGAATCGTAATCTTATGCGACACCTGCGAGCGTAGCTGCTCATTAATGAAACGTTCATTGCCGCTGGCTGGCTCTACTATTGCCCGATAGGTCGTGTCGTTAAAGCTGACACTCTGCCCGCCATATTCATCGCGCGTGTAAACCGGAGTCTTTATCGCCACAGTGTGACGTGCCATGCGAGCAAAGGATGGTGGGCATGGCTTGCAGGTCATAACGTCCACATTTGATCGTAAAGCCGGTATGAGGCAAAGTACATCGGATTAAAGCACCCCTCGCAGGTCATGCCGTTCTCATACATACTCTGCACCATAGCTCGTATTCCTATGCGAATTGACTGAGGAACATCTGACGCGCTGTCGCCGTAACCTGCCACATAAGTCACATCAATCGCCGCCCTGTCCCTTAGATCGGTAGGCCACACCGCCCCCTCCACAAGAGTGATTCGCGCGCCTGAATCATCCAGATAATAATTGCTAGCTGAATAAGTAGTGGCATTGTTATCATCGTCGTAAGTTTCAATGGATGTAACAGACTGAATCGGTAAATAGGCAAGCTCTATGCTCTGCCCCGCACGGTCGTAATAATCAATCGGCGCGCGCGTGATGGTGTTGCTTATATCGATCTCATCACGGCCATAATCGCGCGGGAACCAGTCAAGCGTAAGCCGCCACGTCTGTGTAATGAGTGCGCGCCTCAGATAACTTTCCACAAAGTCGGTAGCCGCCTCAATCAGATCAGTGATAAGAGTGTCATCGTCCGTGCCGTCCACACGCATATACGCCTTCGCCTCTGTCAGGGTGACAGGCTGGCTTGCTGGCGCAATGGTGCGTTTCAGTGAGCGCCGGTTATGTGGCTTAAAATAGCCCCTCATTTATTCTCAAGCTCCTCCATAAAAGGTAGCTCAAAGTCATATATACCTTGCTTTGCTTCAGATGCCTTGCTTAGCTTGCTGACCAGATCATCGTGCGATGCCTGCACGTGTTGAATGGTCAAGGCTTTGCCGTTGGCATAATGAATCACGCTTTTTCCGTTTCTCAGCTCAAGCTTCGCTATTACATCAATATGCACCACATCATTAAACAGCTTCACAAACTTTGCCATGTCACTTGCCCCGTTTTTTCGTTTTGTTGCCTTTGCCTTTTGATTGCTGCTTGGTTTGCAATACCGTCTTGTGCTCTTTCGTTTGCAGCGCAGCCTTCTCTTCTTTTTTAACTGGCTCTTCCACAATCTCAATCGCACCAACATCAAAAAGAGACTTCAGGCTATGATCTGGCAGATCGACAACAAAGCCAGCACGCGCGTGCTTGGTAAAACGGCCATCAACCGAATAAGACTGGTTCTTTAGAAAACGCACTTTTGTCATAATTCCTCCGTAAAAAAAGGGCAGGGGCAATAACCCCTACCCCTCTTTTAGCATATTTGAGATTGTTATGCTACTGCACCAATTTCAGGATCACCCTTGGCGGCCAAAACCGTCACAGTCGCACCATAGGGCGAGTCTGTACCTGATGCCACAATATCACAGGTGATGTATCGCTTGCTGCCAACATAGGCAATCTTGGCCACACCCGCAGCGGAAAGTGCCACGGCTGCTTCCTCACCGGAAGTCACCGCGCTGCCATCCGTGTCGATAGCCACAAGCTCAGAATCAGCAACAGCAGTTTCACCACTCATGCCAGAGTCATCCGACTCATTGATAAGAGGCGTGTAAGTACCGCCAGAGTATCCGTCCACCTTGATGATGAAGTGCACAGAATCAAAACCCTGCGTGTCAATGATAGTGCCGTTGGTTGTGCCAGTGCTGGTAATATCCGTACTGACGATAGCGCTTTCATACTTGAAATTGCTAATTTGCTCACGATTAGGCATTGTAAATCTCCTTTACCTATTAGAATTAAGAGCCAGCAAACTTTTGCAGCTTGATCGCTTCAAAGTTTACAACTGCGCCGCCTGTGCGCTTAGTGGTGTAGAACAACACAAAAGGCTTGTCGGTAAACTCATCACGAATCAAACGAACACCCAACCGATCAACAATCTGATAGCCTCGGCTAAAGTCACCGTAAGCAATCGAAAGCGAGTCTGTGCCAGCAACAGGCATTTCATCGCACATGATAATGGGCTTGCCTAGCAACGTGCCTGTTTGAGCATACTTGTTTTCATTCAAACCGTTTGAACCAGCAGACCAAAGATAGCGCCCATCGACACTGTCTTTGAGTTTGCGCAGATCACGTACAACCAACCGATTGGCCATAAATACAGCGTTCGGGTCGTACTCAGGCTTCAGTGAAAACTGTAGGTCAATAAGACCATCAGCATTTACAGCGCCAGCAGAACCAGAATCTACCTGCTCAATCGCGTCACGCTCATAAGCATTGCCAGCAGCGGCGGCGTAAGTTAAGACCCCGCGCGGCTGCCCGACTCCAGTACCGTTGACAAAAGCATCACCTTCGCGCTCACGGAAAGACTCAGCTATCTTTTGAGACAGCCAGCTTTCAATGTCTACATAAGCATCATCGAGAAGCTTCTGTGTTGCTTT